CCTGCCTCGGCTACTACAGCTCCATTCCTCCCAAATACAGACGAAACAGCTCCACTTCCTCCCGATTCAAACTCAAGTATAGTTTCTTCACCGTCTCGATAATACCATATATTGTCAGTGCGATTAAAAGCTATTTGACCGATTAGTATATCCGTTGCATTTACCCATGCAACATTATCAGGCGTAATATCCGAAGGTGTTGGAATTGTCGGAACTACTCCTGCACCTGTTAATATTTTGTTTTGTATATTTACACTAGCTCCTGCCATGTCGTAAAGTTATTAAATTTAAACTAAGGTAACAAACTATCATATCCTTTTAACTCTCTCAATTCTGCGTTTTTAAATAGTCTTTCTCTTAGTGAATAAGTACTTTTAATTATTTCGAAAGCTCTTTCCGTACCGTCAACATCTAAGATTATTACTTTTAAAAAATCCGTAATATCATAACTAGGATCGTTATTAAAATTCCATATATCAGACTTTATAAATACACCTACTTCTGCGAACATTTCATTAGCTAGTTTAGCTTTTAATTCATTTAAAGGATCAGTAGCTAAGGCGTATCTGATTCTCGCTGCTAACATTACTTTATAAGTTCCGGAGTCATTTACATATATTAAATTCTGATATTGTAAAGCTAAATTAGTTAATGTTGTTGTATTATTATAAGATCCTAGCTCGCAATCAAAAGTATAATTAACTTTATTATTTATATTGTTTACTATTTTGGTTTGTATTCCTTGTGCTACTCTCAAAGCTGTATAATCAGCACTCGATTTATCTAGTAACGTCTCTATTTTAAACTCATTAATTGTAATCGAACGAGCTTGGGTAAGTGTCGATGATCTAAACCATAATTTCACTCTTATATCACCATTCGCAGGAATAGCATTAACACCTATGTTTGTTATGTATTGTCTTATTAATCCGAATTGTAAAGTATTAAAAGTATTAAGAGCCCATGTTCCGTCATCCTGCAAATAATAACTATTGCTGGCATCTACGTATACTTGCACTTCTACCTGTATATCGAAAGCACTTCCTTTCAAGTTCTCTTCAGCTTCAATGCCTAGTATTATATTTAGCCTCCCTGTATCCGTGGTTACTGGAATCAAGTTAGTTAAAGTAGGTTGTATTATGAGGAAAGTATATTTATTACCCCCTCCTCCATTATCAAAAAAAGGTGATGTTATTGTCATTTTATCCTCTTTCTCCGACTCTTTAGATCGTATGCTATCATCTAGTATCGTTTGTTCTGCCGCTGTCAAAGTACCTCCAAAAGCAAATATATCGAAGTCTTCTAAATCATAAGCATATGTGTCTGTGTCTGCGTCGTAGTTCCTAGCATTCTTTAAATAATAGAACGAATTATTAAATAAGTGTAAAGCCCCTGTGTAGCCATAATCTCTATTTACTACTATTTCCTTTGCTGATGGCGTGAAGTATCTAATCGCGTTTGTATTAGCAAAACTATAATCTTCTGAAAAATCAGATAAATAAGGTGTTGACTGTACTGATGTACTTTGTAGAGTACCTATTGAATTAAAATCAAAGTATCTAAATGCATTACCACCAATTTTAAAGAGTCCTGTTAATTCAGCTTGTACATTTGGAACAAGTATATACCATTTATTATTTACTTGCTTAATTACTGATGAAAACGATGATAAAATAGATGTTAATATCTCTTCGCAGTCTTTACCTCTTACCCAATTTTTGTGAACATAATGCTGCGTAATAACTGGTAAAGTGTTATCTACTATTGATGTCCTGTTGTCGTAAATATTAATACCATCTACATAGTTTAATTCTAAATCTGTGTATTCTAAACATAAAGCTATAATACCATTCAATGAGTTGTATTCAGTTAAATCTATTTCTTGTATAAATTTGCCTTCCAAATCACTTAAACCATCGTAAGCAGTTACCGTTACAGGATAATTAAAATCTTGATTAAATGGTTCCGAATAATTTTCCATGCTGACCCAACCTGACCAAACACTATCACCATCGCGAGTTATTACTACTTTGAATTCCCTACTATCACTTGTGTATAGTTCGCTAAATTGATTATTAGTTTCGCTTATGAGGTTTATTTTAGCTTGTGTTTTCCTTATTGGCTTGTAAGGATCGTTTACATCACCGTTCATTATTATACTAACAGGATCACTCGAACATTTAACCTCTGTCTGAGACCCAATAAAACCATTTTGATATATGTCAACCCTGCATAATAATTCCGTATGGTCTTTAAATTCTGTATACCATTTAATACCGTATGCCATTATCTTTGTTGTCTTGAGTTAGTGCGTTCTAATACAAATTGCAATTCTTCTCCGTTTACTTGCGCTACTAATGTCTGTTGGTCTATACCTGTCTCCCCTACTTGAGTAGGCGCCGGAGAAGGACTTGTCCCCCCACCGCTTCCGCTTCCAAACGGGCCTTTAGCCCCCATACTGCTTATTAACGTTCCCGCAGCCACTAAGGCTATTCCTGCGCCTATCGCTCCGATTGGATTTATAGGGGCTAGCTGTAAAGCCAGCATAGCTACACCGTAGCTAATCATAGCTGCGCCCATTTCAGTTAAAAAGTTTCCAAATATACCTTTTATTGAATCAAAAAGAGATTCCCATTTAAACAAGCCTGTAAAAGCTTGCCCGACACTTTCTCCTATAGTCATAGCTAAATCAAATACAGCATTTTGAACGGCTCCAGTTAAGTCTATAAACTCTTCCAAGTTAGCTCTCATTTCGTCCATTGCTTCCTTGGTAATTGACGAACTTGTCTTTAATTGGTCTTCTACATTAAACTCAGGAGCTTGTATTTTAGCTGAACTTATATCTAATCCTTTAATCTTCTCAAGACCTGAAGCTGCACGGCCTAAGTTCTCTAGTTCCGATATTTGCTCTTTTATCTGAGCTATTTCTATATTTTTTCTTCTTATACCTTCCTCGTCTGCTACAGCTAAAGATTCTCTTTGTGTTTGTGAATTTTTTAATTCTGTTCTTAATTTAGCTAATGTTTTTTGCTCTGTTTTTTGCGTCTTAATTAGCTCTTCCTCTTTCTTTTTAGCTAGAAGAATGTTTTTTGCATATAGTTTTAAGTTTACTATTTGCTTATCAGTTGCGTCTTTTATCTTGTTTATAGCATCGTAGTTAAGCAACGTTACTTTTTCCTGCTCAATAAGACCGTTTACAATTCCTTTTAGTTCTTTATCTCTTAAAATATTTGCTTGAGCTTGGTAAATATTTGTTACCCCTGATAGTTTTTTCCACCACGATACATTAGATTCTAATTGATTAGCTTGAAACTGTAGTACTTTCGATAATCCAGAAATAAAGCTAGTATTTTGTGTAAATGCCTTACCTATAGCTGTTGAAACGTTATCCCATGATGCACTAAGCTGATCGGTACTTTGTTTAAAAGTTAAAGTAGCACTTTCAGCGTTACCCATTTCTTTGTCAATAATCTTACCTACTGCCTCGGCTACTTGGCCAACACTTGCGGCACCTAAGCCTACGCCATTTAGATTATCTTTTAACGCGATAGCACTAATACCTAAGTTATCCAGAATAAGAGGTGATTTTCTACCAATACCTGTTACAATAGAGTTTACAAGATAATCAACGCTTTCACCTGTATCGGATGCTCTTTGTGTAGCAAATTCAAATAACTTACCTAGTTCCTGAATGGGTACGCCTAAGTTTTTAGCTTGAACCGCTTTTTGCATTAATTCTACATCGCTCACAGTGCCTTTTACAGAATCCCTAAGCCCTTGTAATAATTTAGGATCTCCAAGCCTATTAAATGCCAACTCTATACCTTCAGCTTTAGAAGCAAGTTCAATAGCTTTTGTAATGAACTGTTTTAGCTTATCTACTGCAAAAGCCCCCGCTATAAGCGGGCCTATTTTGTTTACAATCCCGCCAAATTTGTCAGTTTTTTTCCCGGCATCCTCCATGCCTTTTTTAAAACCATCATCCTTAACACCTAACCTTACAAATAAATCACCTATTAATCCCATTATGATACTTTTTTACCTGTTAATTGTTCGTGCCTCTTTACTAAATCATCGTGGGTTAATTTCTTATAATTCAATTTATCAATTATCAAAGGCCACACATGTTTAACGTTTATTTTTTTCTTTTGGTTTAAATGCCAGTTAAGATTGTAAAGCGACCGGATAGGCTCTGCGTGATAAGCTAAATCAATATAGTACCCCTGCATTCTAGCAAAAAACTGACCCGGGGTAATATCCCACATATTAACACCCAAAGCCAGCTCACCGAAACCTAAACCTATAATTTCATTCCAAGTTAAATCTTGTGTTTCTTTTTTTTTTCGCTCTTTAAATCTCTTATACCTTCAGATAAAGATTTATTCATTTTATTAATAAAGCTATGCTGTACTTCTTCATCTAACTCACTGAATCCGTGCAATAAACCTTTTTTAGTATAAAAAGGCTTTTCATACATTTTCATAGAGTGATATTTGGCCCCGTAATAAATAAACTCGGTCATTAATATAGTCGGTTCCTTTTCGAATCGCTTCATTAATTGAGAATAGCTAATATCTAAGTCGGTACATAATTCATATAAAGCGCCCATCACAAACTCAAATGTAACGGTGCGCTTCTTGTAATATGTAAGACCTAAAAACTTTACGGGATACTTTATGGTTTCGGTTATCTTCATTATGCTATAGTTAAGAATGTGGTTTCTCCATCTATTTGAATGTCCATACTAAAAGTAAGGTTGTCGTTATCTGGTGCGTCTTTACTAACTGAAGTAATTAAACCTGTGCCGTCCTCAACTTCTATACCTGATGTGAAACCTGTCCCAACTTGGAAAGCTACTTTTGTTTTCGCATCCATCGCTTCCTTTGCATCTTTATAACCGTAATCAGTTGTATTTGATGGATCAGCCAATGAGCTTACAGAAAGAGTGCCAGTCATTCTCCCGTATTCGAAAGTGCTAGCCCGACCTGTTGACTTTGAGCTAGTTTCAATAGTATCTGAAGTGTGCGAAATAGTATTCGACTGCTCCCCTACCATTATTTTAGTACCTATTTGTACTTTTACATTTGTTCCAATTTCTGCCATTATCTTAAATTTAAGTAGTTATTAAGTTATCGTTTGCGTACATGTGTGTCAATGAATTTATAAAACTATCTCTTAACCTTGTATTTGGGTCGTATCTAGTTGGCTTCTCAATCTTGAACCGCATTCTTATATTTGCTGTTTCAATTCTGCCATCATCGCTTCCTTCTGTATTCCTGAATACTTGTTCAGTGCCTAATTCACGTATAATAAAATCATCATCTATAAAAAAAGGTGTATCATTATTAAGAAAGTCTCCTATTTGTTCAATGGAGGTTATAATACTATCAATATCATCTATTCCTTTGGCTACCACCTCGACTAATATAGTGCCGTTGAATATAAATGAAGTCTTACTACCTTCCTCTGTATATTCGTCCTCACTTAAGTATATGTAAGTATAGGCCGTTTTCTTTGGAGGTATAGTATAAACTCTATCTATTCCTGTTACGCTCTTTATTTCGGTTATTAACCCGGTTAAAAATTGCCTATTTGGTAATTGCATCTGGTAGCCTTTTAAATTCTTTTAACCAACTTGGTACTATCTTCTTTATTGCGTATCCTATAAAGCTATCCCCCGAAAGAGCTTTTTGTTTCACTTGTTTAGCAAATACTAACTTTCTTGAGTTTTTAGGGTAAAAAGCAAGCGCCTTTGCTGTTTTGGGTTTTATTGTTCTTGCCGGCCTTCCTTTTTCTATATCTTCAGCATACAGCACATTTGTACCTAATATCAACTCATTTGTTTTTGCTTTTACTTTTAATCTTCCGTTAAACGAATTACCTTCCGAATCTGCGTATCTAAAGTTTTTGTTCTTATTTTTAGTAAACCAATGAACTGAATTTCTTAATCTTGATAATACTATATGCTCATCTGCTCTTAACTTCTGTTTAGCGATAGTTTGTGCCTTAATACCGTATTTACCATTAATCCGTTCAACTTCCTTTTGTTCTTTTTTAGGTAGTTCGGATAATGTTTCCAATACTTTATTCATTGAGGCTTTATCTATGCTAATCTCTACGCTCATGGCATATTATTTTAAGCATTTTATCATTTTGTTTTACATTCAGTACTTCAGTAATCAATAGGGTATGTAAACCTTCGTAATCGGTAAACTCAATAAAATAATCTTGTGATATTACTTGAGATTCTTTTCTAATGAATATCTCGTAATTTCTTTGTCCGACTTCTAACCCGTACCTCTCACTTTGAGCTTGTGAGAGAGGTGTAATATTAGCGAATCTTTCACCTATTAACTCAGATGTTTGAGTAGTACCGCCTAAAGCAGTACTACCCGAAACAACCTTTTGTTTTATAATTATCTTTCTATCTAGCTTACCAAAGTTCATTATTAATCTTTAATTAAAAGAATTTCGAAACTTGCCGTTGCTGTTGTTCCAGCCGCTGTACTTTCTCCAGTCATAAAAATGTCAGTTCCTCCTGAAATAGCTCGTGGTATTTTGTAATTTCTTGTAAATGAATTTTGAAACAATTTTCTTATTGCCTGAACTCTTGCACCTCCTTGATTAACGTAATCAACCGATACAACCCTAATAGTGGCTTCTTTACCTTCACCAACGTTTGCATCGGCATTTAGTATTAACGCATGATAACCAACGGCTACTGTAAATAAAGCCATTTGTGTTTGACCTTCGCCTGCGTTTATTTGAGCCATTACATTACCGCCTGTTTGACTTTTAACCTGTATCTCGCCTAAGTTATTTCTACCACCTATTATAGTTGTGTTAGATAAAGTACTATGTGCTCTAAATATGCGTATATATTGACGAGTTGATAAAACTGGTGTAGTACCGTTAAGCTCAATCTCTTCGTCTACGTATTCGTTTAACTCGTTAATACCGTATATTCGCACTTTCTGCATACCTATACCTGCTAACGCATCATTTACATCATCAGATTGAACAGTGACGAAATCCGCGGCACTTAAGAAACCATTATAGCCGTTGCCTCCGTCCCATATAATAGACTCTGATGAATTAATAGCTGATGAAGCACCAAATTTATACACGTTCGATCTATCTGGAAACCTGCCAAGAGCTATATTATCTCTATAAGAATTATCTTCTTTTATTTTTGTCATTATACTAATTTTAACCTATTTAATTTACTTATTGTATTTTCAGTAAGTGAAGTATATGATCCCTCGTAACCGTTCTTACGCATTTCATATAATTCGCCTATATTCTTATACAATGCTGATTTAAATTCTTTTAAGTTGTTGGTTTCGGCTAAAGTTGTATATGTGAATTCCGCTGTATTCGGAGTGCTTATTTCGCTTGTGCTCCAAATTGCGTTAAATCTTACTCTAAATTGAGTTAATCCGTATTTCTGATATTGGTCAGCACTTAATACGGTATCTGCTCTTTTAACTTCGATTATCGCGTCGTGTGGGGGAAATGGTAGTAAGTAATCGCTTTCTACTTCATCTTCATCAAAGAATACTGTAATAGTTTTAGTGATTAACGAAACTCCTACATAATTCTCTGCTAATTGCCTTGAAGATGTGATTAAATCGTTTAAAAGATTATCATCATCGGTATAAGTTATTTTTAGATAACTCTTTACTTCTTCAAGAGTGAACAATTCAGAACCTAGATTACTTACCTTATATTCCATTACTTATTTTTTTCTGGTTCAATTACTTTTTTCTTTCGGCTTTTAACCTTTGGATCTGATTTATCTTTAATAGGTTCAATATATTCCTTTTCCAACATGTATTCAACCTTATCATTTGGAACTGGTATTTCTTCACCTATTTCTATTCCTGCAAAGCTTTTTATTACTTTATATTTCATAGTAAGAAATTAAGGAGAGCCTGAACCCTCCTATATTATAACTTATTAAGGTGCTTTTGTAATCGCAGTTAATGCAGCTGCAATATCTGATACTTTGATAAGACCCGCTTTATCTGGCCCTTCAACAATACACTGAGTTCTCAAGAACATAACTGCAGTCCACTTATCGTCAACAAAATCGGTTCCGTTCATCTGGCTAAACTTAATCTCTGGATTACGTTTCCACCATGCTTGAATAACACGCGTGTTTGCAACAGTCATTGTATTAACAGTAACTGCGTTTGATTCGATTACTCTTAACCCGTTAACAGTTAATGTACCGTTTGGAGCTTTAACAAAGATATAATTGCCGTCTGCGTCTTTTTCGTGCTTCCAGTTAAAGACATCTGTTGGATTCATCCAAACAACATTATGACCTCTGTGCTCTGATTTAGAAGCCTGTAAGATACACCCGTCAATAAGGTCTCCAATATTAGGAACTGGTACTGCTAAAGCAATTCCGGCAGTAGCTGCGCTAAATTCGGTTGCATGTCCTACAATGCCATAAATATGATCCGCTGAACCACCATCGCTACCATCACCTGTATAAAATTCACCATCAGTAAAGATAAGAGCCTTCTCTTGCATCTTCATTCTGAAAGCAGATGCGATATACTCAGCATCTTCCATTAATTCTTCAGTTAAAGGCAGTTTAGCTGAAATTTTAGCCATTTGTCGAGTCTTCTCTACGGCTGTACCTGTATCAGCTGTTGCCTGTCCGGTTCCTTCACCTACATAACCAACATTGGAAGTATATCCACCCTCTACCCATAACACGCGGTTTTTATCTTGTCCAACAGTACCAGTATTCAAGTTAGGTAAGAAAGCTAATTCTCTTTCAGGATCGAACTTAACAGTAAGATTCTGGCGAGTCATGTTAATAGTCCCTGTGATATCGGAAGTAGCCGCTTTTACTTGGAAAAGATTTTTACCTTTCGGGAATCCTTCTTTTTTCGCTAGCTTAAACTCATCTGATTTAATCAAGTCTTTTACACCTTCTTCAAGTGTCTTAAACTCTATATCCTTTGCTTTACCTTTACTCTTTTGCAACTCAATATCCATAGCGTCTAACTGCTCTTGCATGCTCTTAAGCAAATCTTTTTTCTCAGCATCAAAACCACCTAGCCATGTTTTAAGCTCAGTAATCGCTTCTGCTCCGGCTAAACCTTTGATTTTATCACCAACTTCTTTTTGTAAATCTTCGGTAAGACCGTTTACAACTTCTTCGAAAGAGCTTTTTTGCTCGTCAGTAAAACCTTTAATTTCGTATTTCTTCATCTTTTTTAAAGTTTAAATTCTTTTATATTTAATTCGCTTACTTCCGGCTCTAATGGTGGCTCAGTGCTTTGCGCTGGCGGCTGATTAACCAAGAGTGTTTTCAGTTTCAATAATTCGTATTTTAATTCTGTTTTTCTTCCCGCTAAAGCTATTACCTTATCAAATTCAGACTCTATAAAATCGGGTCTATCTTCTGCTTTTATAGCTTCTAGTGTTGCCTCTGGATTAGCTGCAATTGTTACTACCGATATTTCAAATAGCTCAATCTCTTTTAAGTACATAACATCAACACCGTCTTGCATACCTTTTTCAGTGGTTATTGGTCTATAGCCTATGGAGAACTCTTTTAGAATCCCCTCTTTTATCTTTTGTTTGATCTTTGGTTCTGAATCTGATATACGAACTTTAAACCATAAACCTCTATAATCTTCTTTTAGTTCTAATATCTTGCCAACAGGAGAATAAATATCATGTTGTTCTGCGAATGCTATTCTATCGCCTCTTTCTTGAATTGTTTTAGCGAAAGCACCCTGTACTATCACATCTTTGTAGCTGTCAATATTCCCGAATATAGCCCCGTAACCCTCTATGATAAAGTCTTTCTCTTCGGCTTTTATCTGAATATCTTCAGCAATTGAATATCTTAATACATTCATAACGAATTGTTTTACTCCGTAAATTTAATTTTTATTTAGACTAATTCCAAATTACACAGGAAAATAAAGCTCTGTACACCTGCAATTAATAACTTCTTCTGCTGTGCCTTTAGGATCACCCGGAAACATTAACCCGTTTATATGCGCTTGATGTTTTGGTATCTGTCCTTCTCCCTCTGCCTGTATATGTGTTGATCGTATACCCTTTAAGCCTGATGTTTCCCATGCTTTCATAAGCGTTAAACCTGTGCTTTCGGCTGCAAAATCACTAGCCACATTTGCGCTTGTATTTATCTCTGTACGTGCTATAACTTCGGCTCTATACCTCGATACTGCTTTAAAATCATCATTTAAAAACTTCTGTATTAGCTTCTGTGTTTGGCCGATACTTAAACCTTCCTCTGATGCTTGTAATACAGCGCTTTCGACAGCTCCGCGTATATCTTTAGCTGTTTTACTCGTTATGCTTACTATTCGGCTACCTGCGTTTAATCTGGCATAGTTAACCATCTGCTCAGAAAACAAATCGTTTACGAGCTCTTCGTCTTGCTTTGTTTTATATGGTTTGCCGAACGCTTTTTCAGAGCCTATAAACTTTAATTGCTCATTTGCAAATATAGGTGACGATACTTTGTAATAGCTAAAGAACGTTTCCGCTATTGGTGTTGGCCTAACTAAGCCGTCAATAGCTCCTAATAATTGCTCAGGAGTAAATACGGTAGCCATGTTGTTAACGGCTTTGTATTGCTCTTTTATCGATCGCTTAAATTTAGGGATATACATCCTTTCGAACCTATCCCTTATCTTTAATTGCTTTTGTGCAAAACGCCTGTTTTTAATAGTTCCCATTAAGCTTATTTAACACTCGTTCGTTTGATCTTCCTAATACGTCAAATACTAATCTGATAACTTGAATAACTACTAACGCAATAAACCACTTACTAACGAATACAGCAAGCAATACACCTAAGAAAGAGTATATAATATAGCTCATCAAGTCGGTTATGGTAAATTTTCTTAGCTCGTTTATTAGTGCTTTCATATCTTATTATTTATAGTTGTCTATTCCTTTTTGATCTTCTTCATTTGGCCCTGCTGTTAAATCTTCGCTCAATTGGTTTAGTGGCACATCTGAAAAAGCAAAATAAGGTTGATCCATTAGCTCATTGTCAATCTTTTCTTTTCCTGTCGCTTCTCGGATCTCGTTTGGTGTCCATTTCGCTTGAGTCATCCATGTAACTTTTTCGCTAAAGTCTTCTTGCAGTTCTGGCACTTCTGAATAGTCATAAGCGTAAAACAGATTACTATCCATGTATATAGGCGATTGATTTATTAAGAATTGTGTTAATCCTTCTGCTTGGGTATCTAGCTTAGGAACTACACAATCAGTCCATGCAGCTTTACGAGCTTCTTTTTTGTTGTTATAAGTACTCCCATCTGGATCATTCATTAAATCAACAGGAAAGCCCCACATATTACATAAATCTCTTAATGTTTGTTTGCTTGATTCTATTGTCTGAAGGTCTGCTGGCGATATGCCTAACATAGTTACTTGAATATCATTTAAACCAGTAAACCAAGGTAGGCCGCTATTTTTACCTCCTTTGCGTTTGTTATAATCTCCGGCTAAATTCCTTTTTTGGGTATCACTAAAACCTTCGTTACCTTTCTTTGATACAATATATGGCGGGCCTTGATTGGCAAATGCTCTTGATTCTGACAAATCGGCTTCATTAGATTTATTAATTTTATTAGCTGCTACCCTAATAGGGGATAGCCCGTATACTTCGTTTTCATCAGCGTATAAGGGATTAAACATTTTATCATGTTGCACTTCTTCAAACTCAAAATCTTCCTCAGTCATGTTTACCCGGTAACCACCTATAGGAGCCATCCAATTGCCAGAGCTCATGATCTCAACATCGTAACTAGGCATCATGTATATTTGCTGCGGAATACCTTTATTAATTCCGTTCTTTGGAGCCAACTTATACTGGAATACATTACCTATACCCATGTAGTAAATCAACCATCCAGCTGTATACTCTCTTTGCGTTGTATATGGATTAGGTTTCTCTACTAGTTTTAATAAGGGGTGATCGGTTACTTCCTTACGTGTACCGTCTGGCTGTTTCTCCCATAGTTTAAGCTTAGCATTTGAGCTCATGCTTATAACCCTATTGAATATAGAATAAACAGTTGAGTTGCCGATATATCCCTCTGTTAATTGTGCCTGTGGATTATCTAGCTTGCTAAATGGTGTGTCCTTGCCGTAGAATTTAAATATAGACTGAAATAGCTTGTTATCTCTGTTTAATTTAGCTATAGTTCTTTCAACAGCTCCTTTTGTATATAATCCAAATATGTTCATAGTGACCAGTATTCATTATTATTTATTTTCATTGACTTTTCGAATATACCTGTTATTGTATCCGCTGCATCATCGTTTTTGTTCTTGCCTGACTTTTTGTAACCACGTAAAGATAAGTAAAATTTAGGCCATCTTTGTTTCCAATCGTCAGGAAATATGAGATTTGCATTTACATATGCTGAATTACTGTATATCCTAGACTCTTTATTTTCTGACTGATGGAACCAATTAACTTTGGTTTTTGCGTTTCCAGCATCTAATTTACTCTGTACGTTACGAGCAAAGCCACGGCCCCCGTTATTGCTTTCTATATCTGCATCATTTACATTATTTCTAGCCAACATTGAAGCCGTCCACGGTTCTGTTTTCTCCATTGGCTCTTGCGTGTATAAGATATCTAGCACGTATCTATATGCTCCGTTATCTTTAGGTACTCCATATACTATAGAGCATAAATAATCGTCCCCTGTATCTGCTGTATCCGTATAGTTTTTTATTATCTTGAATTCTGGTATCTGCGAATAAGTTTTAAACTCTTGATACATTAAACCCTCTTTAGGTGACGGATCTTGTTGATATAATGAGTCAAAAACATGTGAGTTTCTTTGCCTAGTCTTTTGGAGCTTTTCTAAACTATGACGTTCTGGCCAAAGGGCTTCACCTTCTTTTCGTGGGTCTATTTCGTTTGGCTCACCTACTTTTATAGCAGGAAACTTAACTACTTCCCATTCCCCCGGTTGCTCTTTTAATATATGTCCAGCTAAATCGTTTTCATCCCAACGAGTAAATACAATAAGCTGCCTCGACCCGTTGTGTAACCTTGATTCACCTACAGTATCATACCAATCAATAACGTTTTGCTGATTTACTGGTGACCATGCTTCTTTTGGCCCCTTGTATAAATCATCCATAATAAGAACATCAACCGGGTCACCTGTAAGCGGGCCACCTACACCAATAGTTTTATAGCTTCCTTCAAATCCTACTGTTTCGCATTCGTCGGTTGTTCTTATATATCCATCTGAGCCATCGGATAGCTTAGTGTCGAATAAATCATAATACTTTTGATCGTCTATTATTCGTTGTATCTCTCTGTTGAATTTTCTTGACTTGTCGGCTGAATAGCTTACAATAGCTATTTTTAATTCAGGGTTAAGACCTAATAAATATGCTGGCAATCTTCTCGTACTCCCTTCACTCTTTCCGTGTTGAGGAGGAATAAATACCATGAGCTTGTTTATCTTACCCTCTGCAAACTCTTGTAATTTGCTGTAATAAGACTTATGAAACCAATAAGGAATAAAGTTAGGCTTAGTATAAATAGTAAAAGCGAGAATATCTTTTCTCGCGTCGCACTGCTCTTGCTTTTTAAGCAGATACTCTAGTTCTACTATTTCATCGTTACTTATCACCTAGCTTTTTCTTTAGTGCTTTTATTCGTTCTTTGCGTTCTTCTTCGGTTAATTCCTGTGTAATATCTTCGTTTATATTGTGATTTTCAACCTTATCTGTTTCACCAAGTTGTTTCATTCTCCAGATAGAAGCAGTGACGTTTTTATCGTTGTTTAAAGCTGCTTTATTGATCCTTGAAACTATCCTTTTTTGTATATCTTTTTTAGTAGATTCAAATACGGGGAATTTTTTCATAAGATAATCAAAGTGTGAGTCCCTGAAACCCACGGACATACAAGCATCTGAAAAACATAATATTTCTACATCCTTCTCAGTATTGGTATACATGTTTTCTATTAACTCATAAACATCGTCTTTAGTCCATTTCTCCCCTACTTTGTTACCTATTTTAAACCTTGTTTCTTCTCCGTTCATATCTATACTTTTTCTAAAGTTATATTATCTAACTCTACATTATAATAATTATCGCCTTTGAAAGCTATTGTAAGATTAATAGCCGTTATGTTTGATTGAGCTGGTGATATTACAAGATCTACTGTTTTGTTTCCTGAGCCCGTCAATGGGTCGTTAAGCGATGTAAGTAGACCAAATATACCGCCCGGGCTTCCTGCTATGTCTAAAACATAGTTATCAAGCACACATGTACCTGAATTCACTTTGTAATCAAAATTCAATCTTACTGTTTGGCTGTTGCTTATTTCTGTGATGTGTGAAACATCTGTCTTGTTCATTCCGTTATTAGTAGTCGGCCCCGTTGTAGCTGAGTAGTTTATTATAGCGTCGCCTAACCCTGTTATCGGGCTTGATGTATTACGAACAAGAGTCAGTGTTTGACCTCCTCCTACATTCGGAACCCATCCCTGTAGATCTGTTTCGAAATCCCAAATTACATTAGGCAAAGAAAAAGTACTTTCACCTGTTACCGTTAAATTCATGGTAAAAGTACTAACTGCGTTATCCGGTGATGTTTTATTGACTGATTGTATATAAGCGAATCCTGTTTCAACTTTAGCTAATGGATCTTGTAGTTTCCCTGCCTTATAAGCAACTGCTGTTCCTAGCTCCCAAGCTTCTCGTGCTTCATCATAGCCATAATCAAGGCTTGTTATGTCACACAATGAGGATACTACCAAAGTCATACCCATTTTACCGGGTTTATACTTATTCCAATCGAGCTTTTTATCTGATTGTTTTATCATATCACGAGTAGCGTTAATCTGTAAGCTTAATTCACCTACTAACTCAGTATCGTTTATTTTGATTATAATAGTATCGCCTATTTCCATTGCTTATTTTTTTCTTCATCACAACACCAATAAGCCCTAACACTATTATTATTGTTCCTATGACTATTGACATTGCAAACATTTAGTTCAAATTCATTTTAAAAATAAAGCCATTTCTGAAGACAATTATAGAGTAATGCTCATACCCACATTCTAAGTAATCATCTAACTCTATTAATCTATAGTATCTCATAGCTTTTTACTTCATGGTTGCAAGTTAGTTAATTTTAGTTACTTAATCAAATTACATTAGCCATTTACAACTTTGTTTGCCGTTCCATTCTATTATTTTATCATGGCAATCGAGTACGTAATTACACCCTGTAGAACCATCAAAACACTTACACCCTTTACTGTTATAAGGCTTATCTTTGTACAGGTTAATCCAGTGAGATAAAGCATCTTCTTCTATAAACTTAACCTTAGTCCGTCTGTCAGTAAAAACAATAGTACCATCTATACTATCCATACCTTGATTATTAAACCATTTTACATACTCTTCTATTTCTGAGTGTAGCAAACTACCTCTTCTTTGCCTAGCATTATCCATCATAACCTTTATCCACATGAAGCAAAAAAATATTGCTAGTACTGCCATTAATACCGTATCATTCATATCTTTTGTTTTATTGTTACTTAATCAAATCTATAAATAACTCCAATGTTAACCGATCTCACATGTGGGAATGTGTCTTTATTCTTCAAATGTCCTTTGTCGTCTCCCGGCAAATCTTTTCTCTCGTCAATCATACACTCAATAAAAGGCTCAAATTGACCTATTGTGTATTTTATTTTTCCTCCACAATTTAAAGAGGTATATTCTTTTAACTCGGCTTTTCCTCTGTAAATTCTTCCTGATCCAACAATAAAAGTACTTGAAAACTTGGATCCAAATACGTTTTTAAATACTTCATATTCCAAATTTAATGCTTGTCTCTCGAATTCGAATTCTGGTAAGTACTCGAAAGAATGATAAATAGTTAATCTGTTAAATGTATAACCTATTGCTCCTTTAATGTTAAATGTAGGCTTATTGTTCATGCTGTATTTATTCCCTGTGACTACATTAGGATCTATACTAACAGCTGTGTATAATTGAGCTGTTAGTAATGTAGGGATAAATAATAGGGTAATAATTAGTTTTTTCATTTGTTCCGTTGTTTATCGCTTTCTTTCTTCTTTATATCAGTCTCAATCAACAATAAATTCACGTTCCTTCCAAAATCTTGATTGTTTGGGAATTGTTTTCTTAGTTCTCTTACTTTTTGTTCAAATGTTTTCATGTCATATGCAATTTACTAATAATTAACTAATTATACAATACTGATCGCTATTAATTATAAAAAAGTGGTCATGTATTTCTGATTCTACAAATAACTCACCTTCATATAATTTTATCTGCTCCATTTCTGCTAGATTGTTATCTGTAGTCTCAGGGCAGAAAGACCTAATTTCATTAACGGATTCGTAAGCCATTGCTTTGTCTCCTTTCGATCTTAAACCGATGTCTTTTGTAATTTCTATTAGTTTCATTTCGTTTAGTTTTAATTTACAGGCAATTTAAAACATTTACTATCAAGAAACAATATAAATTACGAACATTAAAACGTCCGTAATGTAGTTTCAC